ATGGGAGTAGTCAGATAGGGCATAACAGACTGAAAACATTGGCAGAATTAGCATCGGCAATGGTCAATCGGCATTCTGGCGGCAGGATCGACTAACCCATTGACCGAACAGGCACCCCGGCCAGCGCCGGTACCCCCCGTACAGTACGTATTCATGGATAAATACACAGATTAGGTATATTTAGTGTTAACCACAGAGGAAAGTGATAAATTTATATGCTCAAGGATTGTGCATTGTGCCTATTTTTTGTGCAACAATAAGGTATTTTTATGGCGAGACAATTTTACCTGTTGACAGGGGTGCTTTATTCTGGTATAATTATGTATAACTAAACAACAATGAAATTGCCACATTAAAAATGCCTTTACAAACTTGTTAAAAACCATTACAATGTTACATATAATTGTACATTCTCGTAAAAAAAGAAAGAAACTACTTGACAATGGCTAAGAAATCCGTAAAACTATACACAGACAATGTACTAGAGGCATTCTATGATGCTATCCGTACCAATTCATTAGACCGTCTTCATATCCCTCACAGTGATGTCTTCTACGTGCGACAGGCAGTTGAAGCACACTATGGACGTTCTTTTTCATTGAAGCATGTAGAGGACGCTATGAGGGCTGAAGGGTGGTCAGAGGACGACTAAATGTTTGAAGCTATCGTATTGTTTTGTGCCGTTGGCATTGCAGACCCTAATCAGTGTGTCACAGCAGAGGACACACGAGGTCCATATGAAACCAAGGAAGAGTGCTACGCCCGTGTGCAAGAAATGGTTGCGGGTATAGCATACACACTTCCTGTGCCTTTAAACTTTCATTTTAAATGCGAAGAGCCAGAACTCAAAGGTATGCGACTATGAGCATAAAGTATCGTGGGATTACTTTTCCCGGCTATAACAAGCCTATTGCTTCTAATCGTGAAGGTAAGAAGAAAATGGTGCTGGCAAAAAAGGGCGACAAAGTTAAACTAATACATTTCGGTGCAAAGGGCTATGGACACAACTACAGTGCTGCCGCCCGTAAATCATTTAGAGCAAGGCACAAGTGTGACACCGCCACTGACATCCTGTCTGCTCGTTATTGGGCGTGTCGTACCCTGTGGGGTGGGGCAGGTAAACCTAAACAATCTAGTCCAAAGTCAAAAAAGGGGAAATACTAATGGCTAACAATTATTTTGTGTATCAGGGTATGCGGGGTAAACCGCGACTATTTATGAAACAGGGCGATCAATTTTTTCGTGTAAAAGACGACGGCACTTTAGCGAAGTCACCAACGGGTGGCCTTATTGCTGCTAATTTGCGTAATCCAAAATCTGATCTTCGTAGGCCAGCAACGGCTGCTGATTTGAAAAGTTTTGGAGTACTACCGGAAGCTAAAGCAGCCGATCCTAGAAAAGACCCCGGTAAAGATACACCCGGTAAAAAACCGGCACCGGCAACAAGTGGCTCCGTAAAAGTAAAGAGTGGTGACACACTGTCGCAGATTGCAAAAGCAAAAGGCACGACTATCAAAGCTATCATGGCCGCTAACCCAAGCATTAAAAATGCAAACATGATTCGGGTTGGACAAACCATTAAGATTCCGGCAGACGCGCCGAAGAGCAAAGACCCATACGAAGGTCAGACTAAAGAGTCTATGGCAGCTATGGCTAAAGGCACCAAGAAAAAATCCCAGACGGAAAGAACAAAAGAAGCGTCTGATAAAATTATCTCCATACTTAAAGACCCAAAGTACAAGAAAACTAAAATGATGAAGGGTGGCATGGCTAACGGCAAAGCACACATGTACGCTACAGGTGGGGCGGTTAAAGACAATCTTAGCCCCGGTCTTCGTGCCTTGAATAAAACTCGTCCTGACGTGGTGAAAAAGATTCTTGGAAAGTAATCATGCCAAGCAGCCCCGGTTACAAGAGAAACTACAAAAAAGAGTATGCTAATTACCACGGTAAACCTGCGCAAGTAAAACGCAGGAACTCTCGTAATGCAGCTAGAAATACTCTTAAAAAAGCTGGGGTGAAAGTTGCTGGCAAAGATGTCGCACATAAAAACGGTAATCCCAGAGATAACCGGCGTAGAAACTTGACTACCCAGACTGCACGGGCTAACAGGTCTTTTCCCCGGACCAAGACGGCGCGTAAAGCATAATGGTCGCCAAGTTATCTACAATACGTCGTAAGATACGCACAGGACAAAAGATGGGCTTTAGCGAGAGAGCAAGAGCCGTAAGCAAAGGATTGTTACCAAGTGTCGCCAAGAGTCCCAAGAAAAAAAGGGCAACCCGCAAAGTCAAAAAAGCATAGTGACCTTTACACAGATGAAAACCCAAAAGGAACCATTAAAGGTCTTAAATTTGCTACGGTCAGAGATGCGGAAGCATCTGTCCGTAGAATTAAAGCGTCTGGAAGATCACATGCTCATCAGACACAAGCGGCGATTGCTATGGAACAACGTGCTAGAGCGGCAGGTAAAAAGGCCGCTGCGGCAGTGTATAGAAAATTTATTGAAGCCCAAAAGCGAAAGACAAAGCAACGTGCATCCCGTCGAGCGTGATATCCGCACGTGGTCCAGAGACTTTTTAGAGATACCGAATGCTAAACTAAATGGTCTACCACCTTGCCCCTATGCTAGAAAAGCATGGGCAGATGATAAAGTGGTGTTTAGTATTAACACGGGCATAGACGGATTGCTGAACGCTATCCGTGAGTTTGACAGCCATGACTACGATATCGTGGTGTGGGCTGATGAAGATTTGCCAGACATGGAATACATTGATGGTGTTTGTGATGGCATGAACGAGTTGATGTCTATAGCCGGAATTGACTTGCACCTTATGGTGTTTCATCCCGACTATGACGCAACAGAGGCTGGTCTTGATTTCCTTGTCGATGACGACGTGACAGATGACAGCCTGTCCTACTGTATGGTCTTTGTGCAGAAACTTTCTAAACTGGACGATGCAGCCTTATATCTGGAAAAGTCTAATTACTACGAACATTTTCCAGAAGACGTTTATGATGCGTTAGTGCTTGACAGAAGGAGATTAAGAGATGGCAATGCACGGAAAAGCGAAGATGGCTAAGAAGAAAATGCGTGGCGGTGGAATGACCAAAATGCGTGGCGGCGGCATGGGCATGAAAAAGATGCGCGGTGGCGGTATGCCTAAAAAGAAAATGATGCGCGGCGGTATGGCTAAAAAGAAGAAGTAATGCCATATGTTGCAAATTCGGAAATACATGGACTTGGTGTTTTCGCGGATAAGGACTACGCTCAAGGAGATACAATTGAGTTGTGTCCTTATCTGGTCGCGGATTATACTGACGTGGGAGATGAGTGTGTCCTCCATGATTATATGTTTCACACTCCTTATGTCGATGCCGAAGAGTATTATATTCCGCTTGGCCTCGCTATGGTCTACAATCATAGTGCAAGTCCAAACGCTGAGTGGGACATTGAGGACGAAGATGAACGCTTTGTTAAGTTCTATGCGCTTGAAGAAATAAAAAAAGGCGAAGAGATATTACATGATTATGGCGAGGAATACTGGCAAAGCAGAGAGACTATAGAGGAGTAGGAGATGATCCGTGTCCGTAAAAAAGCCCCCGCAAAAAAGAAAACCACACAAGCTAGGGCGAAAAAGAAACCGACTAGAACGCTTAAACTTGCGCCGGGTGGTGCGGCAAAGAGCAAGAGTAGAGTTAACGAGGCTGGCAACTATACTAAGCCCGGACTGAGAAAGCGTATATTTAATAGAATTAAAGCTGGTGGCAAGGGCGGCGCTCCGGGTCAGTGGTCAGCGAGAAAAGCGCAAATGACAGCGGCAGCTTATAAAAAAGCAGGAGGCGGTTACCGCAACTAACCATGATTCACGTCTTTCTCCTGTTTGTGTATATTGGCATAGGAGAAGACGAGAGGCTGGTCAGCAAAGACATGTACTTTCGTGACTTGAACGAATGTGTGTGGTATGCACAGACATTACATAAGCAGGGAAAAAAGATAACTGCTTACTGCTTACCTAAGATGGTAAATAAAGATACGAAGGTGTACTGATGCTGGCAGAACTAGCGGCTGCAAATGCGGCTTTCCAAGTTATCAAACAGGCCGTATCTAACGGTAAGGACATTGCGGCTGCTGGTAGTGCAATTGCCAAGTTCGTTGGCGCAAAGCAAGACCTAGAACGCAAGTCAATAAAAAAGGGCGGTGGCTCTGACCTAGAAGAGTTTATGGCTCTTGAGCAGATACGCGAACAAGAAGAGCAGCTAAAACAGATTATGATATACACAGGTCGCCCCGGTCTGTGGCACGATTGGCAAAGGTTTCAGGCAAAGGCACGTGTAGCCAGAAAAGAAGCAGAAGAGGCGGCACGACGTAAACGTAAGCAGATGTTTGAAATAGCCGTCGTTACCTTTTTACTTATTGTAGGTTTGACTATTCTAGCTTGCATCGTACTGCTGATACTACACGGACAAGGACGACTATAATGGCATTAGCTAAATCACAACGCAGCCTCAAGTCTTGGACAAAGCAGAAGTGGCGCACTAAATCAGGCAAGCCCTCTGCCAAGACAGGTGAAAGGTATTTACCTGAGAAAGCGATTAAATCCTTGACAAGCGCAGAGTATGCTGCTACAACTAGGGCTAAAAGAGAAGGCACACGGAAGGGAAAACAGTTTGTACGCCAGCCTAAATCTATTGCTAAAAAGACTGCACGATTTCGCAGAGGCGGGTAACGACCCACGCGAGGTGCGCTTGGCTGACATGGAGCCTGACATAGAACAACGTGTGTATTTGATTAAGAAAAAATTATGGGAACTGAAAAATGTGGACCGCACTGATATCACCGATAGCAAGTCTAGCAGGAACATGGCTTGAAGGAAAGGTCGAAACTAAAAAAGCAGAAACCGAAGCCAAGGTTGCTAAAGCACGTGCTGAAGCAGTTATCATGGAAAAGAAGGCTACGGGTGAAATTGATTGGGACTTGGAGATGGCTAAAGGTAGTCAGTCTTCGTGGAAAGATGAATGGCTGACCATCCTGTTCAGCATCCCGCTTATCCTAGCGTTTATCCCCGGAATGGAAGAGGTGGTAGCTAATGGTTTTGCGCAACTTCAAGCTATGCCGCAGTGGTATCAATACTCTCTTGGTGTTATTGTTGCCGCCAGCTTTGGTGTACGCAGTGCTACAAAATTCTTCGGTAAAAGGTAGTCCAGTTTCAGATGTGGAGTATGCACGATCGTACAACGGAAGAACAGGCGAGGAAAAATCGTGGCAGAAGTAACGATGGAAAGAATACTCAAGTGGAAGATACTTCCACGCTTGATGATGCTTATGATGTCGCTATCGGCTTGGCGGGTAGTGGAGTGGTTTATGACTCTACCTTCCCCAAGCCCAGAACAGGCGGCTCTGGTTAGCGTAGTTACGGGTGCCATGACAGGTGCCTTTGCTGTATGGATGGGACACGAAAAATGAAATATGATAAAGACCTTTTGATGCAAAAGTTAGTTGCCCACGAAGGTATGCGGCTTGACGTGTACCAAGATACTCTGGGCATCAACACAATTGGCATTGGAAGAAATCTGGATGACCGGGGTATCACAAAGGATGAACTGGATTGGATGGATTATCCAAGTATTGAGTATGTTTATTCTGATGGCATCACAGAAGCAGATGCTGTGTATCTCGCACAGAATGACGTACAGATTGTCGAGGAAGAACTCCTCCGTGCGCATCCTTGCGTAGAGGATTTGGACGCTGTACGTCAGCTTGTACTTGTAGACATGGCATTTAATCTTGGAGTGCCACGACTTTGCAAGTTCAAAAAAATGTGGGCGGCTATACGTGAAAATAAATTTGACGTAGCGGCAAAAGAAATGCTTGACAGCAGGTGGGCAAATCAGGTAAAATCGCGTAGTACAAAACTTGCTCATGCTATGCACCACGGAGAGTTTAATGGCTAGACAGCTAACAGGAAAACAACAAGCATTCTTGAATGTGCTTTTTGATGAAGCTGGTGGCAATATGGTATCAGCTAAAAAACTGGCTGGGTATTCTGATACTACAACCACAACAGAGATTGTGAAAGGTCTGAAGGAAGAAATTCTTGAGGCTACGCAGATGTACATGGCACAGAATGCACCGAAGGCTGCAATGGCTATGACAGGCGCACTGCATGATCCAACTGAACTTGGCATCCGCGATAAGATGGTTGCAGCAAAAGAACTGCTTGATCGTGTAGGTCTGGTCAAGACAGAAAAAATGCAAGTAGAAGCAAGCGGTGGAGTCATGCTCATGCCGCCTAAAGCACCAGTAGAAGAAGATGACTAGAAGTATAGGCAAGTGGAAACTGCCACAGCCAACCGACATCAAAGAAGAAAACGAATGGATACAGATTCCACGTATTGCAAGAACTGTTCCATTTGGTTACAAGCAGAATGAAGAAGACCCCGACATTCTTGACCCTATACCAGTTGAACTGGACTTGTTAGAAAAAGCACGTAGCTACGTGAACCAATATTCATACCGTCAGGTCGCTAATTGGTTAAGCACTAACAGCGGTAGATACATTTCACATGTGGGATTAAGGAAACGGTTAGCACATGAACGACAGCGTAAGAAACAAGTTGCAAGCATCCGCAAGTGGGCAGAGTATGCGGAAACGGCGATTGCCAAAGCAAAAGAAATTGAAAGCGCAAGAACCGGAGCAAAAGCAGCCAACTGAAACAGTTTCGTATGAAACAGTGGATGTAGAAGAACATGCTAATGTTTTGTTTAAACCCAACACGGGTCCGCAAACAGAGTTTCTAGCAGCGAGTGAGCGAGAAGTTCTTTATGGTGGTAGTGCTGGTGGTGGTAAGTCTTACGCTATGCTGGCAGACCCTCTACGCTATATGGGTCATTCACAATTTAGTGGACTACTTCTTCGCCACACAACTGAAGAATTAAGAGAACTTATTTTCAAGTCGCAAGAGTTGTACCCAAAAATCTGGCCGGGTATCAAATGGTCAGAGAGGAAGATGCAGTGGACTGCGCCATCTGGCGCGAGATTGTGGATGTCCTACCTAGACAGGGATGAGGATGTCTTGCGCTATCAGGGTCTGGCGTTTAGCTGGATAGGCTTTGACGAACTGACACAATGGTCCACACCATATGCATGGAATTACATGCGAAGTCGTCTACGGTCCACTGCACCTGATTTGCCCATCTTTATGAGGGCAACAACTAACCCCGGCGGTAGAGGTCATGGCTGGGTAAAGAAAATGTTTATTGACCCAGCACCATATAATAGGTCATTTGATGCAACCGACATTGAAACAGGAGAAGTTCTTCGCTATCCCTATGGGCATAGCAAAGCAGGAAAACCTCTATTTAAGAGACGCTTTATCCCGGCAAGACTTTCTGATAACCCATACCTTGCGGATGCAGGAGACTACGAAGCCATGCTCCTCTCGCTTCCTGAACAGCAAAGGCGTCAGCTTCTTGAAGGTGATTGGGACATCAAAGAGGGCGCGGCATTTACTGAGTTTAATAGGGATATTCATGTTGTGGAGCCTTTCCATATCCCTAGCAACTGGGTCAAGTTTCGTTCATGTGACTACGGTTACGGCAGTTATTCTGGTGTTCTTTGGTTTGCTGTTGCGCCTGATGAACAGCTTGTCGTCTATAGAGAGTTGTACGTCAGTAAAGTATTGGCGACAGACTTGGCCGATATGATATTAGATTTGGAAGCTGAAGATGGAAATATTAAGTATGGTGTTTTGGACAGTAGTCTTTGGCACAAGCGTGGCGATACTGGTCCTTCTCTTGCGGAGCAAATGATAAACAAAGGATGCCGTTGGCGTCCGTCTGACCGCAGCAGAGGCAGTCGTGTAGCGGGTAAAAATGAAATACACAGGCGTCTGCAAGTGGACGAGTTTACAGAGGAACCAAGACTTGTATTTTTTAATAGCTGCACAAATGTCGTCAGTCAATTACCGTCCATCCCCTTGGATAAGAAAAATCCAGAGGACGTTGACACGAAGTCTGAAGACCACCTTTACGACGCGCTACGGTATGGGATTATGTCCCGACCCCGGTTCTCTATTTTCGACTACGACCCGATGGGCAGACCGGCAGGTGGAATGCAAGTAGCAGATGCCACATTTGGATATTAAAGGAAAAGTAAATGGCAGATGATGAAATTATGATTGAAGATGACGCCATTGCGTTAGAGGATGCAGAAGATACCGTTGTAGAAGACGTAGAAGTATCTAACATTATTCCTTTTGTCATTGAGCGGTACCGTCGCGCAGAAGATTATCGTTATCAGGACGAAGAACGCTGGCTACGAGCCTATCGTAATTATCGTGGACTGTATGGTCCAGACGTACAATTTACAGAGGCAGAAAAGTCTCGTGTATTTATTAAAGTAACAAAAACAAAAACGCTGGCCGCTTATGGTCAGATTGTTGATGTTTTGTTTGCAAACAACAAATTTCCTCTATCTATTGAGCCTACAGAACTTCCAGAGGGCGTGGTAGCAGATGTTCACTTTGATCCAAAGGAGCCAGAAGAACTACAGTCTAGCACCGCACTAAGTAGCCCCTACGGATTTATGGGAGACGGTGCAGAGTTCCCTAAAGGCGCTACAGAAAAGACTCTGCAAGAAAAACTGGGCGCACTGTCTAACAAACTAGAGCCAGTAGAAAATAAACTTAAAGAGGGTCCGGGTAAAACACCAACTGCCATTGAATTTAGTCCTGCACTTATTGCAGCTAAAAAGATGGAAAAGAAAATCCACGATCAGCTTGAAGAGTCTGGCGCTAACAAAAACCTTCGTAGTAGCGCATTTGAGATGGCGCTGTTTGGCACAGGCATTATGAAAGGGCCGTTTGCCACAGATAAAGAGTATCCTAACTGGAACTCTGACGGTGAATACGACCCTGTTTTCAAAACTATTCCACAAGTAGCGCATGTATCAGTTTGGAGTTTTTATCCTGATCCTGATGCGAACAATATGGATGAAGCGCAGTTTGCTATTGAGCGGCACAAGATGTCGCGCACACAGTTGCGCAATCTTAAAAAGCGTCCATACTTCCGTAGTCAAGTAATTGATGAAGCAATTAGTCTAGGTGAAAACTACGACAAAAAGTATTGGGAAGATGATCTATCCGACTATGCACCAGAGCATGGCATTGATCGTTTTGAGGTGCTTGAATATTGGGGCATGGTCGATACTGACATGCTAGAAGAAAATGGTGTAGAGATACCCAACGAACTAAAAGAGTTTGACGAGTTACAGGCAAACATCTGGATTTGTAACAACCGGCTCTTGCGCATGGTTCTCAATCCGTTTAAGCCAGCTAAGATTCCGTATGTAGCTGCGCCGTATGAACTGAACCCGTATAGCTTCTTTGGCGTGGGTATCGCGGAGAACATGGACGACACGCAGACGCTGATGAATGGCTTCATGCGTATGGCTGTGGACAACGCTGTGCTGTCAGGCAATCTGATTGTAGAGGTGGATGAAACCAATCTGGTGCCGGGACAGGACTTGTCGTTGTATCCGGGCAAGGTGTTCCGTCGTCAGGGTGGCGCACCGGGACAAGCTATTTTTGGCACGAAGTTCCCCAATGTGTCGCAAGAAAACATGATGCTGTTTGACAAGGCTCGTGTCCTCGCTGACGAAAGCACAGGGCTTCCATCTTATTCCTATGGTCAGACGGGAGTCATGGGTGTGGGCAGAACTGCGTCTGGCATTTCTATGCTTATGAATGCCGCTAGTGGCAGCATTAAGACAGTTATTAAAAACGTAGATGACTATCTTCTTCGTCCTTTGGGCGAAGGATTTTTCCGGTTTAATATGCAGTTTGACTTTGATCCCGAAATCAAAGGCGATTTGGAAATTAAAGCTAGAGGAACAGAAAGTCTTATGGCTACGGAAGTGCGTAGTCAGCGGCTAATGCAATTTTTGCAGGTTGCAAGTAATCCGGTGCTTGCACCCTTTGCAAAGTTCCAATTTATTATTAGGGAAATCGCAAAGTCGATGGACCTTGACCCCGACAAAGTAACCAACAATATGAACGAAGCTGCACTGCAAGCAGAACTGATGAAAGAGTTTCAGGCACCTATACCGCAAGAGGGCGCACCAGATGCTCCCGCTGGCGTAGATGCTATGGACCCAACAGGAGCAGGTGGAGCAAACATTGGAGTCGGACAAGTTCCGGTTCCGGGTGAACAGGGATTTACAGGTAATGATGGACAAGCAGGTACTCAGCAAGCTGAAGCCGTGGGTCAACAACAACCGCCAGTGGCTGGCCTTCAATGATTATATTGATGCGTTGATAGATCAACAGCACAAGGCACTAGAGCAAGCAGATAATAACATCTTAATGCACAGGTCGCAAGGATCAGTTGCAACTTTGCGTAAACTTAAAACTCTTAGGGATGAAGTAAATAGTGCGTAGTTTAAACGAACAAATGGATTTGTTTGAGCGTATTGATCCGGTAGAAATACCGGACTTGGACACTCCTCCGTTTTCTCCTGAACTTTTGGAAGAGTCAAAAGAACGCGTAGAAAAAGCACCTCTTGATATTCTTGAGGGTTCTGTCACAGCGCCTGTTGTTGCAGCGGGTGATGTGGTAGATATGGGTGCTATGCTCCCACCGCTTGCTGACGAGCGGATGATGATGCCGGGGGCTATTCAATACAGTGCTATTGAACAGTTATTTGAAACGCTATCTGATCAAGGCGTCAGTCGTGAAAACGCCGTAAAACTTATAAACGAAAATACGCCAATAAATTTAGAAGGCTCTCCTGCAGAGTTTATAGGAGAAATGGCAGGCGTCACAGCGTCAGGGGTAACCAAAGCTGTGTCAGGTCTTGCTAAGATTGCATCTAAGTATGGCGACAAAGCCGGTCAAAATCTTAGTAAAATAGGATCAGAACTAGGTGATATGTTTCGCACGTCAACTCCCGGTGGTGACGACTTTGATGGCATGGCACCTGCCACCGTAACGGATACCCCACCATCTGTAGCCACCCAGACTGATCAGGCGTTTGACACAGCGCCAAAGTTGCCCGATACCTCTGTATCACCGAATATGATCGGTCAAGAGACACCGTATGGTCGTCGTGCTATTACTGACTACAA